AAACCAGTTGTTAGAATCGGTTAGATAATCCCAAACAATAACCTTGTACTTACCTTGGCTAAAGTTAGGGTCGTTATTGGCTGTTGCTAACTTACCGCTTGATGTTACGATTTCCCAAGCTGTTTCCTCTAACTGAGGAGGAACCAACAGAGTATCGCCTTTTGCTGTTAACAGATTATCTGTCTCATCTGTATACTGTCTCATTAAGAGACGTGTTGCTTCTACAGCAGTTGCTGACAGAGCTGTAGTGCCTTCGTTATCTACTGTAGTAGTAGTGCCTTCGTAACCGTGTGCATCGTCACAGAGTGCCTTAGAATCTCCACCTGTAAAGATAGAGGTACTAAAAGCATTGTTGAATATCTGTGCACCGTGCTTTTCACGGGTTCTCTTTGCAACGAGAGCCAACTGAGCAGGTCTCTTATTGATGATATTGTATAAATCATCCAGCTGTTACTCCACGTTAAAAACGTGGGGTTGTCGTGTTTCCAGACAACTCTGAAGTTTTATGTATATCTTCAGATCGGACTATATCTTCACTGGGCAGCAGTGTCTGACGTATAGTCTCTACGGATACTGATTTATTTGAAGAATCCCTATTCAACTCTTTGCAAGCCAACCACAAGGCTATTTCTTTATCCCCTGTAGGTCTATCTTGACCACCTTTTACTCCATAACGAGGCTTGCGTTTTGTCGTTTGTCTTATCTCTACAAACTTTACAACTAATTCAGCTTGTAATTGTTTGACAATAAGATACGGAATGAGTATCTGACATATCGCCTTTACATCACTTTGCTTAACTATCTGTATATGGAAAGAATCTTTCCAATGAGCTAAGTGGGTCCCTGAAAACGATTTACTCTTAATCGTACACTTACGACCAGTAATGTCTGCAAATATGGCTTGACACTCTACGAGAGAAGCATAATTAGTATTTACAACCTGGACTATAGGACGAATATGAGAACTTCTATTCTTACCTTTGTTTTCATTTATCTTACAAAGAGTAATTGTACCTTCTCCATCCATAAATCCTGCTAACCACGCCAATCTTTTATCTTCCATTTCAGTCTTTCCTCGGTATTGCCCTTATGCGGCTTGCAAAAGGGGTTTCACCGATTTGGTCAAATTTAACGTGAACAATGATTTAGGTTTATCCACGAGCTTTCTCTCAATCTTAATACCTTTAACCCATTCTCTATGAGTATAGGATGTTCTATATTGCTGCTTGAAGTCATCATATGGTATGGTGCCATCAAACTCTTCTAGATCACCCATCCCACCAATCCCTAAATCATACTCAGTAGCTTTATTAGATTTTTCAATCCCATAAAGATTATCAGTATGACCTTCAGGAAGAGCGTATTCGTCCATAAAGATTTTGCGTAATCCCTTTATTGTTCGTCACTTAGGCTCTTTATCCTAAGTCTACTTTACATCCCTGTAAAGAACGGACTATATCATCGGTTTCCCGCACGGCACTCGTGGAAGCATTACTGTCTGTTCTAGACTCGGCTTCTAGTCTCTGAACCTTCTGTGGCATCCCTGCCTCAGCTTGGCTGCTGATTATCTGTTCTAGACTTCCCAGCAATTCACCGCATTTGCTATGGAGTGTAGCGTGGCAATTCTTACACAAACACATACCATTCTTTATGTCGTGTATAAGATGAGGATGTGTTGACTTTTTCAAAATATGATGTGCCTCTAACCTATCTACAGAACCACAAGACTTACAAAACCCAACACTCTTGACAACCTTTACCCAATTTTTATAATCAGGGTCTCTTTTAATAGCTGCCATTCTTTTATCCCATTCTTTAGTTTTACCACCTTGCCAATTTGGATGAAAAGAACCTCTTTTAGCCTTTAAACGATTAGCCTTTGTAACATTTTCTAAATGTTCTTTAGAAAACTTTATTCCCCTACGAGCTTCACTACGATCACGTCTAGGAATTTCCAATCGTCCAAGAGCAAAGTAAACAGTAGAAGAAACACAGCCAACTTCTTTAGCAATCTGAGTAGTAGTCTTATAAAGAACCAAATACTGTTCTCTCAACCATAACTCATTATTAAGTCGTTTATGTTGAATCATATATTTACCCTTGCTATTTCTTTTCACCATTTCCTCCAAAGTCCCTAATTACAAGGATCTAATAGATATCCAAAATTTTCACTAGCTATAACGCTCATCTTTTACTCCTTGGTTGTGTTATGTTATAATCCTGTTACTTACTGTAGCGCCTAACAATAGATGGTCACTGAACTGAATATCAGCAGACAATTTACAAGTAGCTGCATCCATTACTCTACCAGAGTGCCTCTCAACCTTAAGAGGTTCCATTGGTGTTGATTTATCTTGAACAAAGTTCTGTAAAACTACTACAGCACCATTACCAGTTGCTGCTGCACCCTTGAGAGCGGCACCAGCATCATTTGTTGCTGCGCTTAAATCAAGAGAACCACCTGCTGTTAATGCTGTGTATGGATTTGTTACAACAATAAACGTGTCAGAAGTGCTAACAGCGTTTAAACCATCGTCATACCCAGTACACATTGTTACGCTTGTAGTAGAGTTGCTTAGACCTATCTGAGACAAGTTACCTGCTCCACTGGTTGTAGAACCAACATCAGTAACGTAAATCCAGTCACCTTCACGGTCTGTTGTGAATGTAGCTGTTATATCTTTACCATCAGAAGAAGCTGATGTGTTCACTGTATCATTAGCAGCTTCCTGTGAATACTCTGCTAACCATATAGCCATTGGGTTAATAATGACTTTAGCATAATTCGTTACACCAGTACTAGGTTCAGTTGCTGCATTAGAACCTGTGTTTGAAAGGTGTGCTGAATAATCATAAAACTCATTAGTAACACCAACTACGTTGCTCATTTCAGCAGCGTTTGCGTTCTGTAAAGCGAACCTGTTATCATCTGTAGTGATAGCGCCTTCTAAAGCAACTACTGCGCCTTCTAGTATATCAGAAGTACCACCAACTGCATAATCTCTGATAACTGGTTCTGCCTGTGTTAAATCATAATGAAACTTCATCGTATTGCTCCTTTTTGTGCTCCCAGTTTGCAGCTGTCCACAATGGACTGCCACTTTGACTTCTTAAGAGGTGCGTACGGATGAGTGGGGTGTCCAGATATATCATACTGAAAAGCTAGTCCGCACTTGCGACATCTATACCTTATTCTGAATCTAGTAAGATGTTCTAAGTACCTTATAGCTTTGGACTTACACACGGGACAAGTTAGCTCGCCCCTATACGCGCCCTTATTCATACCTTTTGGCATTCTGCCATGAGGTAGTATTATTATACTCATTTCTTTACCGCCTTCCCAGCTAGGTACTGTTCTGGAGTGAGGTTCATAGCCGCAGCTACACGCACCTCATCTTCAGTCAGTTTAGGCCCTGACTGGTCTACGTAGCCAGAAGATGAACCTGTTGTAATACCTTGAACTTGCTGGCCTGCTACTACTTTGGCCATAGTTTGTTCCTGTGCTGTTTTAGTAAGATCATCAGCCTTTAACCCCTTAGCAAGATAGTATGCTGTTTCAACAATACCAGGCGTTCCCCTCTGTTCAGGCTTTACGTTTCTGAGGTACTTCCGTACATCACTACGATAATTACCGAAATCAGAGAACTTACCTTGTACTTCATCCATCTGTACATCTAGAGCTGCGTTCTGACTATCATACCAACCCAACATAGACTGCATTTCTACTTGCATAGCGCGTCTAGGATCTGTTTCATACAACTCAGCCAATTGTGCGTCTGGTTGTTGCTGCAACGGCTGTTGCTGTTGCTGTTGCTGTTGCTGTGGTTGCTGAAACTGCTGATAAGGTTGAGTCTGTGGTTGCATTTGCGGTGTAATTTGCATAGCAGCCACGTTCTGTTTAAAAAGGTCAAATTCACCTCTTAAACCCTTATACTTATCCCTTTCCTCGTGTAATGCAGCGAGTGGTACCATCTTCTGTTCTTCCGTTGGTTCAGGCGGAACAACCTGATTCTCCGTTGTAACAGGTGGAGTTACCTGATTGGTCTCTTCTTGCACTGGAGCCACAGTGATTGGTTCAGTATTTTCAGCTGGAACCACAGCTGGAGTTTCGTTAGGCATTTGAGCCTCCTTGTTTTTTACGGATTAGTTACGGTCTAATCCGAAACCGATTCCCTTTCAGCTACGCTGTCTGGGAGGTGCTTGATTTCCTCCAACATATGAATCTTTTGTTGAAGAAGTAAAAACTTGTCAGGTGCGCAATCCTTTAATTGCAGAAGAGCTGCATTTATCCTATAATCTAACTCTTGTGTGATATGCTTCCACATTCTAGAGTGTCTTATATCCTTTGCCTGCTCTTCGGTCATCATTGCTGTGGCACCTGTTCCTGTGGTTGTGGCCTTGCACCCAACATCTTCTCTTTAATGACTCTAGGATCTACACCTTCCTGAACCATTTGTTGCATCTGTTGTTGCATATCACCAGTCAACCCACCTTGTTGTTGAGGTTGAGTAGTTGTCAACAGCTTTTGGATGTCTTTGAAGCCCATCAACTCTGCTATACGCTTGTTAATCTCTTGTCTATTCACCGTTGGGTCATTAGCTGTTACTTCTTTGAACCTTAGCAACTGCCCAACCATAGTTTCTTTATTGATAGTCTCAGATATACCAGTAGGGATAAAGAATACCTTGGCCTGTATCTGCTCAGGTGTAATCTTAATAGGTTTAACCTCACCATTCTTACCTGTAATCTGTACCCACTCGGCCTGAGTCATAAACTGCTTTAGATTCGAGAAGAAAAACATAGCCAATGCTTGAATCAAGTCAGTTTCTAATCTCCTAAGAATTGGTCTAAATCGCATCCCAGCAGCACCTTGTAACAACTGGATACCCATAGCTGTACGGTGTTCAGATCCAACTTCAGGCATAAGATTTGCGACTGCTCCCGTTGCTTCTCGAAAGTCATTCTTGGCGATTTCTTCCTCTTTGTACGATGAGCTCGTGACATCAGGCACATCCATCCAACGAAGACTAGCAACTGTATCTGAGACCCGATGCCACTGTCCTGGTTTAGATGAACTCAATTTTTTAGTGTTAATTTCTGTATCGTGTGCATTATAACACCCCTGTCGATTCAAAACTAAATCAACGTTGTCTAAACGTTGGTTAACTATCTTGTTAATACGCTCTTGCGTTGGCATACCTATCTCACCTATCCCAACACCAAACCAAGAAGGTTCAGGGTCTTCAAATAGCTTCATCTTACAGAAAGGAGGCATTTGATGGTTGTAAGGATTAGGTATTCCTCTTAATTTAACACTTCTATTAACTATGATAATCCAATAAGGTACTGCTTTTCTTACCTTTTCTTCATCACTATCCTTATATCTCTCATCCCAAGGGCCCCAATAGTCTAATATCTCATATTCTTTCTGTTTAGTAACGTGATATCTAGGTGTTGGGTGCTGAGAATCCAAAGCTTCCTGTAATTTAGTAGAATCAAACTTACTGTCCACAGCTAGCTTCTTTAATGTTTCAGCATCCACATAACGCCTTCTAACAACAGGGAGGGGGTCATTCATCTTTCTTTTGGCAGGATGTGGAAACATCTCAAAGAAGTCAACAAAGCTGCAATCAGGCCTTGATTCTATAGGTACATAGTATCTGTTGCCCTCACCATCTACTTGCCAGCCTTTTCTGACATACCAACTGCCACCTTCTACATAACCAGTACCCAACAGAGTACATTGGGTTAAACCGCAGTAAGATTCTCCTAAAATGTCAGCTACCCTAAAATGATGCTGTATTATACCCTTTATGTTGATAGCCTGTTCTTCAGGAGCCTCGCCTTCCGCATGGACGTCCAGAGGGGCATCTGAGGGGAATAAAGCGGTAAAAAGTCTAGGTGTGATGGTTTGCTCCCCTTCTACCATTAAAGGTACGTTAATAGCGTTGTGGTGAGCCTGACGCTTAGGAATAGCCTTATTCTTCCACATATCGATAATCTCTTTGGCCTGCTCAAACTTCTGGCTCCAAAAGCCGTCATAATACTGAAATTCGCTTACTACATAGTCTACCATCGGGTCTTTAGCAACAGCTGACTTTGATTTTGTTACTTTTTTGTTATCATCCCTCATTTTACTCCCTTTCTACAAAACTGTGATAAGAACCTTGTTTTGGCTTTGTGACTGGGTACTTAACAAACTTACCAGTCCACTCAACTTCGTCTTCATCAACTTCAGGAGCCCTATAAGTAGGCCCATAGTTATAAATGTACCTTAAACAGTCCATAAGGTGGTCGTTTTTCTTCTGTGGAGTGTTCTTTTTATCAAATTGTTCAGTATTAGCCTTGCGTTCACCCCAAATATAGTGCTGAAACTCGTAAATGGTCTGTGTACAGAACCTAGAAATCCTTAATTGTGGCATCTCAGTACCTAAAACGTGTACATACTTCATTCTTAAAGCGTCTTTAATCCTAGATTTACCCAAATCAGGGTCATTATTAGCCCTTTGGCAGTATACTCCGTGCTTTGCCAACTCTTTTCGCGTATTAAAGCCTCCAGCTAGCGCGTTGTCCTTGTCCATAGCGGGGTCTATGAACCGTATAGAGGGGGAGAGAGTTCCCTCTTGCGCGTGAATCATATGTGCTATTTCTTCTAACGTTAAATCTCCAATCCAGAGTTCATCATAAACCCAATGATTGCCTTGGGGATCAACGGCTAGCCAGAGGCAAGCTGTAGGAGTCCGAGGGTGCGGATCTATACAGAAATACTTTGTCCAGTTCTCTTTGACCTGAGGAGGCTCACATATGTGTATGGTTGGGTTAAATTCCTTGTATATCAGGCCTGATAGGTGAAGGAATCTACCATGCAACCGCGCCTCCTTCTCTTCTTCGGTCAATTTGCTCTCAAATTCTGCTACTGCTTCAGGTGGTATGTACGGATTCTCCGAGATATCAGAAACAACGACACAAGTCTTTATGTTGTCGTGCTTTACGAAAATCTCATCATAAATCCAGGGCTGGGTCAGTGGCGTTAGGGTTAGCCAGTTACGGCCATTGAAGTCCACCAGACCCCTTAAAGTAGCGATATATTTGTCGCGAGGAGGTGGTTCGTCAAACCATGCAACGTGTCCTCTCCAGCCCTCGAACTGCTCAGTATTTTGTTCATAAGTCAATATATCAAAGACATTACCATTCTTTAGTATCCACTTAACAGGTATGCCTATAGGATTACGGATTTTCTTCGCTACAAGGCTCATATCAAGCCATTCTTCAAGGAATGGGATGATGACCTCACCTATACCCTTTTGGAAGTCCTTGCCTACTATACGGCCCTTCACGTGGCCTTTACAGCGCTGTGCCTCAGGGTACCACTTAGGGTAAATACCCGTAAGGTGGAATAGGAACTCCATACCACCAGACGTAGTTTTACCTGTACGGTTACCACCAAAGAAAGCTCTTGTGATACAATCGCTAGTATGGAACGTTAGCTGCTTGTCGTAAGGCTCGTAATACAGTATCTTCTTACTCTTCCGATACTGAATCTCCTCCTGCATCAAGTGGAGGCATTTCTCCTGGTTCTCGTTCGTCAATAGGGAGAATTCGTCCTCGCTTAGATGCGCTGAGCGCAATAACTCTGAGTCTTCTGAACTCATTCTTGATCTCCTCAGGGCTCATCCCCTTAGTTATACTAAAGCTACCTATCTCTATGCCAGCTGTTGACTTAGCCAACGCATTGAGAATGCTAGTAATCTCTTTGGTGTCATCTGATGTCTTGCGTTTTCTTTGATTTAATGTTCGGAGTCTATCGTTGAGTTGGTAGATGGCCAGCTTCTTAGTATCTTTGGACATCTCTTTGATACGAGTTTGGGTACGCGCGGTTACTCTGGCGAGTTCTTCTTTGAAGAGAGCCGCCACTTCTCCTTGTTTCTCTATGTTGCCTTCAAATAAATCATAAATGGTGTCACGGGAGATGCCGCATGCAGCGCCGATCTCGGCTAAATTTAATAATCCTTCTTCAAATAGTTCTAAAGCTTTGTAATGTTTAGGTTTAAGTTTCGCTGGTGCGTTGGCCATTAAACAGGATACCCCTTTATTTTAAGTTCATACTGTTTTCCGAAGAAATTTATACATCCACCCCTGAAACGAACATAAGGTTTATACTCACCACCTGTATGCCAATGTAGCCATAACCCAAATAATCTTAGATCATGACATTTCAGACCATCATCTTTATGTTCACAGTTATAACTCATTAAGCTCCATTGGGTAAAATTAAAAAAACAGAGAAAGATACACTTAAAGTAGTATACTTTTCTCTGTTACTATGAATATACACGATAAATGTCATAAAGTCAAGGGAAATAAGGTTTAAAAGTAAATGGGGGGAAATATATATGAGTGGGG